GATAAAGAAGGTGTTACGTTCATGCCTCTCAAGGTTGATAGGCTTTCATATAGGTTATTTGATTATGCAGATAAAGTCATCTTAATGTCAGCTACTATTATCGATCCAGCTAACTTCTGTAAAACGTTAGGCGTTAAGCGATTTAAATACGTTGAAGCTGAATCTAATTTTAGTGCTGAAAAGGCTCCGATTGTATGTAATTCTAAATATAAACTAAACTATTATAACATGCAGAAGAACTTACCGCATGTAATAAAAATAGTAAAACAAATATGCGAACATCATAAAGATGATAAAGGTATTATTCATACTCATAACAATGTAATCACAAGTGCTTTATCTAAACAACTTTATGGGGATAGATTCTTATATCGCGAACCAGGTGTACGTAACGAAGATATACTCGAACAGCATTATGCCTCCGAAGATAGTACTGTATTGATATCACCGTCGATGTCATATGGCGTTGATCTACGAGATGAGCTAGCCCGATTTCAGATTATAATGAAGGCGCCTTTTTTACCTACTAAAGATACAAGGATTGAGAGATTAATGAAAGATGATTTTGACTGGTACCAAAACAAGATGCTCTGCTCGCTTATACAATCTTGCGGTCGTGGTGTTAGGTCATCTAAAGATTATTGCATTACCTATATACTTGATGCAACTATTGTAGAGAGTATTCTAAAGAGTAAACATAAGTTACCTGCTTACTTTTTAGATAGGTTTAATTAGTAAAGCGGGCTCTGCTCATAAATATATATAAGGTTTGAAAAAGTATACTTACAATTTTGAGATTAAAGATTTGCTAACTCAATTTGTTGCTGCATTTGACGATACAGTAATTAAGCGTTACGATAAAAGCGGTAATGCAAAGCAAGAGATAGAGGTCAGATATGTCTTCGCTCCTAAGCAGCGAGTAATGTATGATATTGTTAACAAAGCTCAGAATATAACACTGCCTGTTGTAACGATAGACTTAACGTCAGTTGCTTATGATGATACAAGAGTTTTTAATAAGTTAAATAACATACATAATTATGTTAATGATGTAGATAATACAAAAGTGCATATGCCTGTACCGGTTAATTTATCTGTTAAAATGTCTATTCTTTGTAGGTATATGCAAGATTTAGAACAGATCATAACTAACTTTATACCTTATACTAATCCATATATTGTAATAGCATGGCAAGAGCCAACTGATACTGGTAATATAAATGAGATAAGAACGGAAGTAGAGTGGGACCAGACTATATCTATGACACCACCAACGGAGTTAAGTTATAGCGAAAAATTTAGAGCTGTTGCAGATACAACTTTTACAATTAAGGGTTGGCTGTTTAGAGATAGAAACGAACCTACAAAACCTATTTACTTTATTGAAAATAATTTTATTAATTCATCTCCTAATTTTAATTTTAACCAGCCTATATCTAGTTTAGATTATAGTAGCTTCTTTAGTGAATTATCTAGTGTTGTTGATACTGATACTTTTATCCTATCTGGTATACCTAATATTACAAACATATATTATAACACTTCAGGATCTCAGTTAGAGACTAATCAACCTCGAACAATAAATAGATCTGTTTCTGGTTTTAATCTATACAACTATAATATATTAGGTGAGAACTTTAATAAAACGCAATTTGTTATGTTAAGCTCAAATAACGAAACATTAACAAATAATTTTACAGCGATTGATACTACATATACTGGAACTGCATCTGGGTTCTTATTACCTAGTAGCAATTTCACAATCCTATCAGATAATGTAATGAATATAACTATACCTACCCTTTCAGGTGATGGTAAGTTTGATATAATAATTAAAAATCCAGCCGGTTGGGGTTCTACACAATCTATTGCTGGGTTCTACTTCACTTCAGAATAAATAATAGCAATGCCCGACACTTCACCAAATCAAAATAAATCATACGTAAGCAATGACGGGCGTGGTTCTACTTTCGGTAGAAACCTCGTTCAGTATATTCAAAACCGTTTGCCATATACTAGCTCTTTAGACGAAGGCGATAGCTTAAATCCAAAGTATAAATATTTTAACAAAGCAGGTACACGCCGCGCAGAAGCTCTAGCCAAAACATCTGTATCTGCATCTAATCCATACAATAATATGGCTATAGGTGACTTTGGAAAAGATACTTCTTTTTCAGATGTTATGTATGCGAGCCTTGATGAAAATAAAGGCGGTAGACTACGTGATTATAGGATAATGGCAGCTTACTCTGAATGCTCTGATGCTCTAGATGAGATTTGCGATGAAGCAATAAACATCGACGAATCTGGCCATTCTGCTAAATTACTATTTGATAATATAGATCTAAGTGTTGATGAAAAAGGTGATATTGAAAATGAATTTAGTAAATTCATTGACTTTTTTGATCTTAAAACAAAAGGATGGCAGTACTTTAGACAGCTACTCGTTGAGGGTGAAGTATTCTTCGAGTTGATTCTACATGAAGATTATACTAAAGAAGGTGCATTAGGAGTTGTTAACATACCATCAGAAATTATCGACCCTGTATATAATAATATACAGAATATGATAACGAAAGGCTACATTTATAAGAAGCCTATTTTCAGTCAAACGCAACCAGATAAGGTAGAAAAGTATGAATTCATACCTATGGATGCTAATCAGGTCGTGTATGTTAACTCTGGAGTTTATAATGAGACAAAAAACTTTGCTGTGCCGTTTTTAGAAAACGCACGTAGACCATATAGGCAGTTATCTCTCATTGAAGATGCTATTGTTATCTACCGTTTAGTTAGAGCTCCAGAACGTTTAGTTTTTAACGTAGATGTAGGTAATATGGCACCACCAAAAGCTGAAGCTTATCTAAGAAAGCTTATTCAAAACTACTGGTCCCGTAAGACATTTGATATAGATCAGACTGATGTTGTTAAAAAGTTTAATCCTCAATCTATGCTTGATGCGTTCTGGTTTGCAAAGCGTCAAGGATCAGAAGGAACTTCTGTTAATCAGTTACAAGGTGGTGCTAATTTAGGTGAGCTTAGTGATTTAATGTACTTTATTAAGAAGCTTTACAGAGCACTTAAAGTACCGGCTACTCGTATTGATCCAGAAGATCGTACAGTTGATCAGTCAACCGTATTACGTGAAGAATTAAAGTTTGCAAAGTTTGTTATTAGGCAGCAACAGAGATTCGCCGGCGGTATCAAAAGAGGATTTATAACTCATCTTAAATTAAGAGATATGTGGGATAAGTATGATCTTAACGAACTTAATTTAGACGTTAACTTTAATGTACCTACCAATTTCTTTGAGTTAAGAGAGGGTCAGCGCTTAGAGCTTAAGGCATCTAATTTTAACAGTCTCGCTTCTAATGAATTTGTTTCTACTACATATGCGCAAAAGAAATACTTAGGTTGGAAGGATAAAGATATACTTGCTAATAGAGAGTTTCTTCGTAAGGATGCTGAAATGCAATGGGAGTTAGGTCAAATACAAGCAGCGGGTCCAACTTGGAAAGAGCAGATGGTTGCCGGTAATCTAGCGGGTGAAGGTGAAGCTGCTGTTGGAGGTGAAGGTGGTGGTGTTGCAGGCGGTGGTGNAGCTGTGCCAGAGTTTGGTGGTGGTCCAGCTGCAGAAGGGGAAGCCCCAGAAGCAGAAGCTCCTGAGGCGGTTGATCCAGTTGATGAAGTTTAATTTTTAATTACCGTCATCAAAGATTAATACCATTCTTGGACCTGTTTCAAGTATTTGTATCAATGTACCACTGGCTGGTACTGTTGCTGTCATGAATGTTGAAAGGTATGCTGCTGACATGTGACCGCCAGTTACGGGAGGGACTACTGTTGCTGAAAGTGCCATATCAATATTTAATACAAAGCATATTTTTTTCTTCTATCTTTTTATTTTTATATGACTAAATAATAGTATGGCTTTAGCATGTGAAATTACACCTCTCTCAGCTTTTCTTTCTACCAATCTTAATAACAAGATTGAAACGTTTGATAGGTTAGGTGATAGAATAAAAAGATCGTTAGGATACCCTCTTGTATCACTCGAGATTCATACTGATCAATTGAGAGAGAATATTCAAATTGCTGCAGAATATTTTACAAAGTATGCTGGATATACACAAGAGTATCTTATATTTGATTCTGGGTTATATGAAACGAATAAAGGTATACGTTTAGATTTACTATATACACTTACTAATACAGATTTAGATACTAACGCTAAAAAAGTAGCAGGTACTAATCCTCTAGGTCCAGGTCCGGAGTTTTATGCAGAAACAGCTGAAACAGTATTTGTTGCTACTAACCCTATTTTAAGTTCAACATTTGCTAGTTCATCTGCTTTGTCTGCTACTTTTACTGATGGTATAGCACAATTTGAGCTGTTTGATAAGACTTTACACGACACTATTACAGCGTTTAATAACACTCTATCTGGGTCATTTACTGAAAATGCAAGAAAGACATTATCGTATCAAGGATCAGCTTCTGATGCCTTTACATACCAGAATGTATATGATTACGATGTAATGGATTATAGAAAGGTAATTGAGGTTACAGATTTTGAAGAAGGCTCATCGACAGGTATTAATACTCTCTTTACATTAGAGCAAACATTAGCACAGCAAACATATTTTAGCTATGCATTAGGTAATTACGGCTTTGATCTTGTATCATGGTACACTATGAAAGAGTGGATGGATACAAGAGAAAAAGTATTAGCAACAAAACGTGATACAAAATTTGATAATAGAACACAATATCTTAGAATGTACCCACAACCTAAAAATAATAAATTCTACGGTGTTATATCATGTTATGTAGAGCGCGCTTTACGTGATGTTATAAAGGAACAATGGGTTTATGAATATGCGCTAGCGTTATCTATGATTACTATAGGTAGAGTCCGTGGTAAGTTCGGTAGTGTAAGTCTTTTGGGTGGGGGCGCTCTTAATTCCGATTTACTTCAAGAAGGTACAACTAGGAAAGCAGAGCTTGAACAGAAGCTTCTTGAAGGAGCTTCGCCAGGTATGGGTGATAATGATCCAACTATGTTTATTGTAGGGTAATGGCAGCAAAAAAATGGCGACAAGGTCAGTTTGTACCTAAGAATAAGGGCAAGTTTATAGGTTCTAAAGCTACTTATCGGTCAGGTTTGGAGTTAAAGTTTTTTAGATTCTGTGATAACAATAAAAATGTTATAAAATGGGGTAGTGAGAATGTAATTGTTCCATATTATAGTCCATTGGACGGTAGAATGCATAGATACTACGTAGATAACTATGTAGTTATTAAGGAAGGTGATACTATTAAGAAATATTTGGTGGAAATTAAGCCATCTAAACAAACTAAACCACCTCAAACCAAGTATAGGAAGAAGCAACATCTTATATATGAGCAGAAAGCTTATGTTATAAACCAGGCTAAGTGGGAGGCTGCACGGAAATATAGTAAAAAACGTGGGCTTTCCTTTATAATAGTAACTGAAAAAGAGCTTTTATAGCGCGACCGACTAAATAATTGTATGCCTCTCAAACTTAACCTGGTTGTAGAAAATCCCGATGTAATCGATAATTTCGAAATTATCGAAGAGGAGACAAATAAGAACTCTCCTTCAAACCTTTTTATAAAGGGACCGTATATGATGGCCGAAGGAGTTAATCGTAATAATAGACTTTATCCAAGACAGGAATTAGAGCGTGAAGTCGCGCGTTATAATGAGGAAATGGTTATACCAGGTCGTGCTATGGGTGAATTAAACCACCCTTCATCTGCAGACGTTGACTTAGAGCGAGCCTGTCATATGGTAACAGAGTTAACACAGGATGGTAATATTTTTTATGGTAAGTCTAAAGTACTTTCTACACCCTGTGGTCAGGTTGTACGGTCATTGATTAATGATGGTGTTAAGTTAGGTATGTCTTCTAGAGCCTTAGGTTCATTAGAAGAAGGTACCAATCATAACACAGTTCGTAACTTAAAACTAGTAGCTGTTGACTGTGTCGCTGATCCTTCTTATTCTAGCGCTTTTGTTAATGGCATTTTAGAGTCTAAACAATATGTATTAGCGCAAGATGGCAGTTACGAAGAGATTTACGATAAGTTCGAAGAATCAATTAAAACTCTACCGCGGAAAGATGTTGACGCATATTTACGTGAGAGGTTTATGAATTTTATTAAGAATCTTTAAAATTACCTATAAATAATATTATGTCACAAGAAAGAAAGAGTGTCAAAACTACAAAAAGTAAAATAGCTAATTTTATATCAGCTATTTCTGATAAAAATTACGCTTCAGCCCATAAATATTTACAAGGCGCTGTTGAGGATAAAATTGAAACAAGAATCAATAA